TAATTTACAGAACTTTGAAGAACATGAGCATTATGAGCAATGTGCTCGAATTTTGAGATTAAAAAAGAGAATATCTAATTCTCATAAGAGGAAAAAAGCTAAAGAAGAGAAGGCGCTCAAAGAAATTCTAAAAGATATTTCCGAATTTTAACAAAATTTTAACATTTTAGATTTGGATCTTCCACCTAAATTCCCTATATTAGTAAAGTAAGAGAAAGGGAGGGAAGGATAACTAAAATTCTTAAAACTATGAAATCTAATTTATTAGTACATTGTCAGTATTACGAAAATTATAATGTTGGACCTGATGGGTTCAACACCTATGGGGATGGGCTTCCTCATTGGAAACCCAAAGGTGGACACACCTTTAAGATGCCGGTTGATGCGGATATGGTATTTTATGCAGATGAGGATAAACTCATTCAAGCCATCAAAAATTTGGTGGAATCTCAAAACTCAATCGCTGGACGATTTGAGTATTGTGAACATGAGTTGGTTATTAGTGAACCTACCTTAGTTGAAGGTTTGGAGGGAGAGATTCAGAAGTTGTACCAACTCGAAGAAGCAGCTTAATTAAACAAACATTTTAATATACTTTTCTAATGATAAATAACATGAACACGACATCGGATACTATTACATTTCCAATTTTCCATAAAGCGGTTTTGGAAAAGCAGTATTCTGAAAACTGTGCGAGATTCAAGCAAATATTGGAAGATTTCCAAAATATACAACCACATTATTTGCCGACAGCTGAATTGATTGATGCTCTTTCCGAGAATATTATCAATGAGATGAAGAGTCAAGAATCTGAATTGCAGATTTTGAAAATGATTTTAGAAAATTAAAAAAGAATTATGATAAATATCCTAAATGTTATATTCGCAGTTTTACTACTTGTTATATTTTACACCACCGCCACAGGTAATATATGTCAAATTATCGAATTCCATGATCCATTGTCAGAATTGTTTTTTGCAATATCATCTTTTATTTTAGCGGTGTTTTTAATACTGTCCGGAACAACTATCAATAACAATAAAGAAAAAGAGACCAGAGACGATTTGAGAAGTCTTGATAGAAAATAATGTATGAAAAAAAACAACGCAGATACCAAAAACCAAACCGATATAATTCGTCCGGCACATTATCAATCAGATGTTGAAGTTTGGGAACAGATGATTCGTATTTGGGGGCCTGAACAATTTATTATATATTGTAAAATAAACGCATTTAAATATAGAATGCGCGCCGGTAAGAAACCAGGAAATTCAATTCATGATGATATTGAAAAGGCGTTATGGTACGAGAAAAAGATCGAAGAATTATCAAAATGAAGATAGGATTTAAATGTGTTAATTACGCCGGAGATACTGTGGGTTTTGTTAAAAATGGATTATTGGTTCTAACACAATACCCAGAGAGTGCTCAATACTTTCAGATTGGTAAACAGGAGTTGAAAGAAAAAACTGAAAGATACAATAAGCGACTTCGAAATTTACTTTCAAGCCAATTTAGGAAATCTGCATATTGTAAAGAGATATTGGAAAATGTATATGTGAATCATTACAAAAATTACGCAAATGATAGATTGAAAATAATACCATTTCTGGATATTTATTAACAACGAAGTTAATAAAGAGGGCAGATATGAGTAATAAAAATAAAAAAGTTTTTAGTGACGAGCAGGTATCAAACATTCTTGAAGGATGTGTACATTTTCCGTTATTTATATCTGATTGTCCAGATGTTGATATTTTTGAAGCTGATATTTTTTCAGCGTTGTGGGTTTCTGATTTGGGTGAAGATGTAACTCCAGGTATTCCTGAGGATTTAGAAATTGTAAGAGAACTTCCAAACGGCCAACGAACTTATGCAAGATACGCCCTTGTTGATTCATATACATCATTTAAAAAAGAGGAATATGACATTCCACCGGAAATGAATTAATAAAAAATAATTATTAAAAAATTTGGAATTCCCAAAAATTTTCCCTATACTTATAAAAAAATAAATTTATTATGAAAGGTATGACGTTTGCCGAACGATATCACGATTTCAGTGCAGGCCATAGAGTAGCTGGTCATGAAAACAAATGTGCTCATTTGCATGGACACAACTACCGAACACATTTTAAAGTTGGTGCACCAAAATTAGATGGTGTTGGCCGAGTTCTTGATTTTTCAGTCATTAAATCGAAGTTATGTATGTGGCTTGAAGATAATTGGGATCATAAAATGCTTATTTGGGAAAACGACCCATTATGTGCTGATTTAAAAAAGTTAGTACCTGACGATATTGTTGTAGTTCCATTTAACCCAACAGCTGAAAATATGGCTGAATATTTAGTAGAAGAGGTTAGTGTTGATCTATTATCTGGGACTGGTTGTATTCTTGTTGAATGTAAAATTGAAGAAACGCGCAAATGTTCCGCAATCTATACAAATTTACATTAATCCATTCTAGCAAAAAAAGTGGTGGTTTCAATCCTAAACTGTATTTTAAGGTTCTCAAATCTATATTAATCACTGCATTTACAATATACTATCTTATTCTATGTATTAATTTTATTGCCTTTGTGTGGCTAATCTATATAATTTTCAACCCGTAATTTCAGATCTCCTAGATATTTATTAACAAGGGAAGACGTTCCATAGAATAACAAGGGAAATTAATGAGTGAGAACAATCACACCGGTGTGAAAAAACAGCGAAAGGGGCAGATTAATTATAAACTGTCACTTAATGAAGAGCAAAAAATAGCAAAGGCAGAAATTTTAAATCATGCGTTTAGTTTCATTCATGGTGCTGCTGGAACAGGTAAAACATTATTATCTGTACAAATAGCATTAGATTTAGTATTTAAGCGGGAAAAAAATCAAATAATCATAACCAGACCTACAGTTGGTACTGAAGATAACGGTTTCTTGCCAGGTTCATTAAAAGAAAAATTGGAACCTTGGATGGTTCCGTTGAAGAGTAATATGCTGAAGCTATACGATTCTAAAAAAATAATATCGATGTACGATAATGAACAAATCGAAATGATTTCACTTTCACATTTTCGCGGACGAACATTTGATGACGCAGTTGTAATTGTTGATGAATACCAAAATCTCACCAGAGCACAGTTACAAATGGCAGTTGGTAGAATAGGAAAAAATAGTATCATGATATTTTGCGGGGATACTGAACAGATCGACCTTAAAGACCGGATATATTCAGCAACAGAAGACATCGCACGCATCAAAAATTCAAAATATGTGTTTGTTACAGAATTAACACAAAATCATAGACATGAAGCAGTGCAAGAGGTCTTGAAATTATTGAATGGTATTTAAGAATAATATATATTAATATGCAATACTGTTACCATGAAAGAGGTATATTATGAAAATTAAAAAAATTTTTGTTGAATATATGAATGAAGAAGAGTTGCCTGATTTTGATGTGGAATCTGGCTTGGCTAATGATATTGCTGATGAGATTGCCGATGAATTAGAAGACCAGGAGAGTAATTTAGATGAAGCATTAAGTGTTGTTGGGGTTTTAGGATATGTGCTTTTATCAAATGCGGTTGCTAATATGGTTTCCAAAATTGCAAAAAAGGTGGCGGATAAATACGAATGGGATAAAACAGGTAATGTTGCTAAGCAGATATATGACTGGTCTCATAAAAATGAAAAAGCGTTTCAAGCCCCGATTAAAAAGGTATTAGCACTATTTTTAAAGGGGGAATCGGTAAAATACATTGATGCAATAACTGAAGCAATATACGGTTTTATTATATTAGCAATGGCAATGCAAGGAGGATCAGAGACTATATCTGCAGTTAAGGGTTCGGACTGGGGTAAAGGTATGTTGAAGGGTTTAAAAACATCTGTTAAAGGTGTAGAATCTGCATCTATATTCAGAACAGTTAAAAATACGTTTGGAATAGGATAAACTATCGCATAGTTATACATTTAAAAAGTTTTTAAAGGAATATTAAGAACCCCGTTTAATAGGTGGGTTAGTAGTTTACAAAAATTGATTCTAAAATTATATTTATATAAAAATACATGATGGAAAATAACGGTTATATTGGTCTCTTAAAAAACGACAGAATTTTAATTAGGCACCCGAAAACAAACAAAGAAAGGCAATTATATCGAGTGATTGCATTAAAAAGCTTCCAAATACATCCAGAGAAAAATCCTGGATTAGATGAATCGTCTGTTGCGGAATCGTATATTGAACTTAATACTAAATTATTAAGTGATTACGAATCAGAAAAAATGGAATTGGCTGAATTACTAAATAATAAAAAAGCCGCATTAGATCGTGCAAAAGATAAAAATGATAAAAATGAGATTTTGGCATTAGAAACAGAAATTCGCAAGTATGATGCGGATATAGTTTCAATTCAATACAAGACTCGAAAAATTCGCAGTGAAATATCTAAATATGAAGAAATAGCATCAGGAAATTGTGAAGCGGCGCCAATATCAATTCCAATTCATACAATTGGTGGATATGTTGAATCTTTAGAAAATTTAGATCCAGATAATGTTGTTTGGGTTGATAATAGATCGCGCATTTTTGACAATGCTAAGATATTAAATAATAGTATCGTTTCTGATAATGTTATTGTATTTGGGAATTCTGTAATATCATCGTCTAAAATTAGTGGTTACTCTAAAATACATGAAGATTGTACAATTTCCAATTCTATAGTCGGTGGATTATCTGAAGTTAAAGGTAAGGCGTGTATCGACAAATCTGTTTTGGATAATTCAGCTATGTGTTTTGGTCAAGCTTCAGTTGAGAATTGTATTATGAAAGATGGCACAATAGCGCGTGATAATTCAAATATCAGTAATACTATTTTACTAAATACATCACAAGTGCATAATGATGCGGTAGTTAAAAACTCAATATTGGAAAACAGATCAGTAATCGGCGAAGGCCAGAATGATAGTGTTCATTTATCTGTTGAGAGTTCTTTAGAAACTAAAATAGTTGCTAATTAACTATGAGTTTTCCACTAATGCGGCAAGAGATATTGTCACAATTAGTGCCAACACATACAGATCCTTCTAAACAAGCTCGAGTAATTGCACAAGCGTATACAAATTGTGTATTGCGGCATTTTGAGAAAATGTCAGGAGGAGGTACAGCAGTTCAAGCTCCTGCTCGGACTCCTGCATTATTAGCTGGGTTACAGCAGATATTTAATACAAATCGCCAAACAGGATTTAATAAACTGAATTTTTGGCAACAATTAAATCCATTAATTATACAATATTGGACAGGTCAGATATTTGTAGGACCGATTGGTATTGTTGCTGTAACGTTTCCTGGGATATTACAAGGTCCACCAATTCCAGAAAATCTAGACTATAATCTTTGGTTAAATATGTTATCCAGTGTTTTAGCTGCACATTTTCAGTCACTAACTGGCATATTTACAAATTTCTTTCCTGGTATTTCTTTTCCGTGGCTTGGCGTATTTCTTTCACCTTGCCCTGTTGCTGGAATAGTACCTGGAATGCCTCCTGCACCGCTACCACCACTACCACCGTTACCGACTGGATTGCCACCAGTTCCACCTATATCAACTGGGGACTTATTATCTGGTGCTGTTCCACCATTACCGCCATTACCTTCACAATACGCACCATTTCCACCGGAAGTTCAATATCCTACTGCACCACCTATTACACCACCAAGTTTGCCTGCAGGGATGCCTGCCGTTCCTATAAGTTCCGTACCACCGCCGCCTAACTTTCCGGCACCACCACTACCACCGTCACCTGTAACTCCTAACTTTCCGCCCGTGCCATCACCTGGCGATGCATTTCGTGATATTGAGTTGATTGAATTTCCTTGAGTTTCCGGAAATGGAATTTGGTTTATAAATATTATAAAAGGTTATGATGCCATTACAAGAATTTACATTTGATGCAAGTTTAATAAAAAATCTACAAAGTTGTTTAGGTGTACCTGAAACAGGTGTATATGACAGCATTACAAAATCAGCCGTACGTAATTTTAATTTGACGTTAGGTAATGGAAGTAATTCTGATTTAAATCTTGACACATATACAAAAATAATGAATCGGTATGGTAGCTCAGTAGAATCGTCGTTATATAATGAAATTGATGATTTTGATTGTACTACTGATTTGTGTGAGGGTGATTTTGAAATTCAAGAACATATGCTTGACTCAGATGAATATGTTGTTACGTATGGTGAAAAGCGTGAAAAGGATTATATATTTTTGCATCATACTGCTGGTGGAAATAATCCATATTCAACGATTGATTATTGGAATGCTGATAATAGGGGGCGAATTGGCACCCATTTTGTAATTGGAGGACAAAAAATTAATAATGGCGATTCTGAATATGATGGTATAGTTTTAAAATGTATTCCTGATGAGTATTTTGCATTTCATTTAGGTGGCAAAACAAAACACGGTATTGATTCATATATGCACCAACATTCAATTGGTATAGAAATATGTAACTTCGGTTGGTTACAGGAAAAAAACGGCGCATTTTATACATATGTTGGTACTCGAGCTGATGACGATCAAATTGTTGATTTAGGTTATGATTTTCGAGGATATCGTTATTGGCATAAATATAGTAACGCACAAATTAATTCCACATATTTTTTATTGAAGCATTTATCTAAGCGATTTGATATCGATTTAGAAATTGGCTTGAAAGAGTGGATTTTAAATGACAAAGATGCATTTGGTTACAAAACAGATGCAGTTTCTGGTAAAGTTAAGGGATTATTATCACACACAAACGTAAGAAAGGATAAGAGTGATATATTTCCACAAAAAGAAATGCTTGAAATGCTAAAAAGCCTTTAATTTTTTCATATATATTGTAAATAGTTTTTAATGAAAAGAATTCAAGAAGTTTTTAATGAAACGAATACTATTGATAGTATAGAAGATACTCCAGTTTCAGAGACTCGTACTGAAGAGGCATTTCCTGATTATATGATTACTGATAGTTTGACAGTTGGTTACGAAACAGAAGACTTGCAAAATTTGATATATAGTTCTGCAATTGTTGGTACTGTGCACCCTGATGTTACATCAACTGTTTTAGATGTTGGATGTGGGCGAGGGGATTTTGGCCGTTATTTATTGATGGATATGAATTGCCAGAAGATTAAATATACAGGTATTGATAGTAATCCATTAATGATAGAAGTAGGGAAATACAAATACGATTTTATTATAGAAGAAAATAACTCAGAGTTTTTTGAATTTGCGTTAAAATCTGAAGTGTTTGATGAAAACTATGATGAAACTACAAAATATGATTGGGTATTCCATAATACGAATATTACTATGAATTATGGAAATATACAAACTGATCAATACGAATATCTAGAAATGATGATTAGAAAATCTCTAAATATTTGTAATGTTGGCTCAGTTTTTATGTTATTACCTGAAACAAGTAATAATAATGAATCAGATTACATATTTTATAAAAGATCGAGAATCGTAGAAATTATGAATGCGATAGGAGTACCTTACGCAATTGATTGCACAGATTCTACATCATTTTTCAAATTAATTTTATTAAAATAAAAACAAAAAAATGGGAATAAATCACAGATATGGATACGACCAGAAGAGGACTAGACGATATGGTGCATTGTTTAGTAGCATAGATTTTGAATTATCTGAAGAATTGACAGTTGACGATTACCAAAAAAAGTCTGAGATTAAACCGATCGGCGCTTTCTGCATCGGTAATAAAAAATTCAATGTTACGTTTAAAGAATTACAAAGGATTTTAGAAACAGCACAATCGGCAGAGGCGTCGCTTCGGAAAAAGTATCGCATGGGACAAATGCGATATTAATATTATAATCATATTGTATTTTTTCAAGAATATAGAGTATAATGTTTTATTATACTCTTTCTTTTTGTGTATATTATTAAATAATATCCTGATAAATATTATTATAATTAGATAATATCCTGATAAATATTATTATAATTAGATAATTTATAAAAAAAATGAAAAAATGAAAAAAATCCTTGACTTTCTCAAAAATTTTCGGTAACTTTATAAAAATTATTTCGGAAGTGAATAAATTCACATCCAGATACAAAGTTTATTATTTAAATTCATTTATACAGTTAATTGAAATTGAAAAATAAAATTACTATTATTTAAAAATTTAAATTATTATCACTTAATTATTTAATTATTTACTTATTTTATAATTTTCAAAACTTACATAGTGAGATCGGATAAATCACGAGTTGAAAATATGTATAATTATGAAAAAGTATTTCTTACCCTCTATAATCCTCTTAACAGCAATTTCAGTTAGTGGATCAGCAGCATTTTATTCAGTATTTGGATTATCTAAATTATTTTCCGGGGCTTCATTACAAGTCATAATTATGGCTTCGAGCTTGGAAATTTCAAAAATTGTCACTGCAACCCTTCTTCATCATTATTGGAAAACATTGCATGGATTTTTAAAATTCTATCTTGTATTAGCAACAGCTATTTTAATAATCATAACCAGCATTGGGATTTACGGATTTCTAAGTGCAGCATATCAAGAAACTGCTAACGCTGATAAAATAACAACCAGACAAATTGAATTAGTTGATACAAGGAAACAGGTGTTTGAAGATCAAAAATCAGAATATCAGATTGAAAAAAATCAATTAGTTGCATCGATATCAGAATTAAGAGAGGGATTATCTAAACCAGGTCAAATACAGTATATAGATCGCGAAACAGGGGAGAAGATTACCACAACATCAGCAGCAGCGCGGCGCTCTTTAGAAAATCAACTAAAAGAAGCTGTAGAAAATAGAAACGCGATTAGTGAAAAAATACAAAACGCGACAGATTCCATTGGAAAATATGAAATTAAAAAAATTGAATTGCTGAATTCTGCAGACACTGCTGCTGAATTAGGACCTTTAAAATATGTAAGTAGTGTAACTAATATTCCAATGGATATGGTAGTTAATTATTTATTACTTACTATAATTTTTGTATTTGATCCGTTAGCAATTGCGCTTGTGTTAGCTGCAAATTTTGCATTTTCAAAAGCACTACACAATTCGGAATTTGGTAAAAAAAAAGTAAAATCTGATACTACATCACTAAGCGTAGACCAATTGTTTCAAAAAGCAAAAAAACTAACAGAGAAACAATTAATAAAAAACAAAGCAAAAGAACCCAACGAACAGAAGACGGATAATAATGACAAAAATAATAACACAGATGAAATTACGGGATTGCGAAAAGTCGTTCAAGTGTTACCAGACGGTGATGTTATTACGGAAGAAGTGATAAAGAAAGAACAACCAGCACCAAAGAAAAAAAAGATTCTATCCCCAAGTCAAATGCGAAATATGTCAAGTCAAGCAATTAAAGAATATCTACAGGACCAGTAAAATATTTTAGAAAATGTTTGGAATTCTTAACAATATTCCCTATATTGTATTTAATACAAAGAATATCTAAATGAGTAGTGATAAAAATATTTATGGAGAAGAAATACCAGATCGCATCAATAAAAAAGCGCCTTCTGAAAAAATTGAATACCCGAAACAGTTGATATTGACTTTTGATGATTTACTAACGCCTAGCGTTGGTAAAGTAATGACACAAGTGCGTCAATATATTTTATCATGCAAATCATCATCAGTAAATCCAGAAGTTGTATTAAATTTTTGTATTTCGTATATGATTGAAAGGGATCTGAATAGCATTCAATTATATCAGAATTATATTACATTAGCTGAGTATTTACATAATATCAAAAGTATAGATGAGTCGATTTCGATAACGATAATGGTTCGTGGAAATTTCCCAATTTATTTCCAACCTTTACTGTATTTAAATGTGCCGGTTTTAGTAAGTAAAAATACACTATTTCATACAGGAGTGGATGCAGCCGGAAGGAGACAGGAAGAATTACTCGTATCTTTTCTTAATAGCATCAATACTCCAACAGATGATATTCCAACAAACAAAGATGCATACATTTCGAAAAAATTAATTATTTTAAAATAAAAAACAAAAAAATGTCAGAATTTTCTTTAACTGCAAAACAAATCCAAGAGAATTACTTAAAATTACGTGCCAGAATTAGTAAATTATTTCCAACAAGGTCTGATGCCATTCTACGAATGCTTGATGCTTTTGGTGAAGAACGATTAATGTTTGCACCCGCCTCTGGAACAAATTATTATCATAATGCAATTCCTGGTGGATATGTTGATCATGTATTAAGAGTAATGGATTTTTCATTAATCGAATATAAAAAAGCTCAAGAAATTGGCATCGATGTCTCTGGCTTCACTATTGAAGAGCTTATGTTTGCAGCCCTTAATCACGATCTAGGGAAACTTGGTTTTGTTGGGGAAGGAAAAGATGGATATGTTTTTAATGACTCGAGCTGGCACAGAGAGAAGCTAGGGAAAATATATAAACCAAACGACAATATACCATTTAGATTAGTTCAAGATGCATCTTTATTTCTATTACAATCATTTAATATTTCTTGTACTTGGAATGAGTATTTAGCAATTAGAATTCACGATGGCGTATATGACGATGCCAATAAAGCATATTATTTTAGTCGCAGTTTAGAATCAAAACAACGAAATTATATGCCGCAATTATTACACCAAGCAGATATGGCAGCAACCCGCTTTGAATTCGAGCGATGGGTAAAATCGACAAATTCATTAAATTGTGAACGCTTAGAGACATCAAGATTTGAACCATCTGCTACTGTAACTGATCCAATAAAAACACAAAAGCAGAAGAAAAAAGAAGAGGGTGAAAAACTCGTGTCTGCATTCGATGATATATTTGGAAACTCTAAATAATTAAAGTATATGATTGTTTTAATCTCATTAGTAGTGAGCATTTTTGTTAATTTAGTATTTCTTTTTATCATTTTTAATTTAAATAAGAAGAATTCTATAATGGAGGATATGATAAGTGACTCCACTAATACTTTAGAACGAGTAATTAAATCACTACTTGAAAGATATGTAAAAATACACACGTCATTAAAGCGAATCGACAGGTTAGGTGGGTTCGAATCGGATGATGAAGTTGGTTTTGTTTTTAAAGCTATTAAAAACACCATTGCTGATTTAGTTGATGACCTAAAATATATAAATTCTAAAATAAACACCACAGACGAATTGGATAATAATGAGTAAAACAAAAAGAAAGCCGTATTTTGGTAAAGAAGTGCAAGCTGCGATAATTCGTTATAATGAATTGGACAAGCAAGAAAATTATAAATTGGCTGAGAAGAACGCATTGTTTTCAGATCTAATATATCCTGCTTTTATGAAGTTGGCGGAAAACATAATTAATACAAAAAAATATTATAGGTACGACACATCGTTCCATGATTTACAAATAGATGCAGTTGCTTTTTTGCTTGAAAAGATGCCAAAATATCAGGAAGACAAAGGCAAAGCATATTCTTATTTTACTATTGTCTGCAAGAATTATCTACTCGCACTCGTAAAAGAAAACTATAAAAGAGAACAGCAGACTACAGATTTAACGTTAGTTGACCCGGATCGAAATATTGCAAACGAAATTTCCCGGGATAATTACACTGAATCATTAAAGGATTTTCTAAAACTGTGGTGTTCATGGGCAGACACAAATTTAGAATATTTGTTTAACTCAACACGAGATAAAAAAATTGCAGATTCATTAATTGAAATTATGCGGTCAAGTAATGATTTGGATATTTACAATAAGAAAATAATATATGTTCTTATACGAGAACGTGCAGGCGTAGAAACTCAACATATAACAAAAGTTGTTAAAATTTTTAAAGAGATGTTTTTCTCGATGTTTGAAATTTATCAAAAAGAAGGTATAATTGATGGGCGTGAATATTTATAATAAATGATAGGAATTTTATTATGGAAAAGATTGATTTTAGTGAAATTGAGATATATGAAGGCAAAACGTTTGATCAATTACTGAAACAAATACACATAAACTCAGAAGAAAAATCTGAGCAAATTGCATCCCTTGTAACAAAATTGACTGCTTTTATAAAAAATCCAGATGATGCAGCAATGCTTGTACCATTAGTTGCAACATACTTGGAGGTTGGTGTAAAAAACGATGATCAATTAATTAAATTAGCTGCAATTATTCAAAGAGTCATAAAATCAAATCAAAACCAAACATCCACATCTAATTCAGATAGTGTAGGTTTAACTGAGAGTGAAATAGCAGAGATTATTGAAAACAGTAAGGATGCTGGAAATAAAGTAATTAAAATGAAAACCAGCTAATATGAATTTTACAATTGCTGAAGTTATAGACACAAAAAAGGCATTTAAAAGTGGGGAAAAAGATGAGAATGGAGATGCATTATTTAATGGATCTATTCTCGTAAAATTAAATGCAACCGGTGGTATATTTTCGCGAAGAAAAGCAAGATATGCAGCTCCGTGCGTTTTTAATAAACGCATTCCGCTAATAGGTGAGCAAGTAATTGTATTTCAAGCACCACATACCGAAGAAAGTAGTAGAGGCAATAAACAATCCCGCTATTATTATTTTTCAACAGTCAATTCAGTTGATGATGTTACGCAGCACAATTTTCCAAGATTATTCGATCAAGAATATTCACCCAATTTAGTAAAGGGTAATAAGCCAAAAATATTGGCAGATTATGAGGAGTTAGGGTATACTATAAAAAAGGAGCCATCGCAAACAAAACCACTTCAACCATTTGAGGGTGATGATATATGGGAAGGGCGATTTGGACAATCAATCAGATTTACTCGGCATTACGATACAGTTAATTCTCCTGGTAAGGGTGTATATGAACAAAAAGGTGTACAATATTGGAAAGGTAAAGGTATTGATGATCCGTTAATGATATTGAAAGTAAAAACACCCTCTTCTGGAAATAGTTATGATATTGAAGATATTAGTAAAGATGAATCTAGCATTTATTTAACGTCTACACATAAACTACTAAAATTTAAACCAGGTTTCAATAAGCATAGCGCTACCCGAGCAATGGCAAATTGGTCTGATTCATCACAAATCGTAATCAATTCAGGTAGAGTGATTGTAAACGCACAAGAAGAGCGAGCTTTTATTATTGGGAAAGAGCAAGTAGTAGTTACAGGTAAAAAGGTGTTATTACAAAGTGATAAATATTCCGTAGATCTTGATGATTTAATGGATTGGTTAAACAAATCATACGCTGAATTTCATAAAACCACAACGCAATCAGCGGTATACGCATCCGCAATGGGACCAACAGGCCCAGCAACAAATTCAAGCCAAGTCACAAAAATACTAAACACAGATTTTCCAAAAACGTTTAAAACACCTGCATAAAAATAGAAATCTATATTACCATATATTTATATAAAAAGTGATACGTTATGAAACCACAAGAAAAGAAAGT